AAGAGAAACAACATCATCCTCTTTTCTTACAATTACTTCTGTTAGATTACAGAACTCTTTATCACGGAGAATAATCTCCGAGCAAGGATTTGTTCCGAAATCGTGATTCTGACTTCTTCTGTCCCCTAGTTTTGCAACAGTTTTTTTGCACGCTTCACGGTTAAAAATCCCTCGTTCTCCACTCTTACTTTTATAGAGGGAGACCCACTCTTCCATGAAAGTTCCAATTTCTGGTTTTTCCTTGTAAGCAACTGAATTGTTTGCCAAGGCTCGTTGAGGATTTGATTCCCACCAAGCGCCGCTTTTTGCTTCTCGCATCCGCTCGTCGGTGAGGTTCGACAGGCTAATAAGCGCAGAGCGTCTAACGCCTCCGACAACGACAATTTCTGCCACCTTACAAATAATATCGTGACATTCGATGGAAGTAAGTTTTCTTCCTGACGCTCGTTTAAAAGTATCCACGGTGAATTTGAATAGATCGTCAAGGGGTCTTGGCCCCGAAGCTCTACCACCAAAGGTTTTGAGTCTTGCTCCAGCAGGACGAACCTTAGACATGTCCCACTTTGGAATTTGACCTCCAACAAGTAGGGATACAAGTTCTCTGTATGCTTTAGCCCAACCAACCTTGCTGTCCTGTACCACAATAATGGTTTCAGAATTATGGAATTCTTCAGCGATTGTAGGTAGTTTTTCCACATATTGACGCTCCACACTAAATCCTACCCCAGTACCACACATTAGAACATATAGAATTTCATCAAATGCACGAATGTTATTTACGGCAACATAAGAACAATTGTATCCTGCTGTATTGTCTCTTTCAAGTGCTTCACCAGCGGTCATAAGAGCTCGCATGGAAGGCATAATCTCTAGATTCAGAACAGCTTTTTCTAGTTCGTTTCTCAAATCTTTTGAAACGATATAATTTCTATTTTTATTGAGATGACTCTCAAAGAAATCAAAATAACGCTTAACAGTCTCACTCCATGACTCTCTGCGCTTATCGTTTTCTAACCATCTTGAATAACGACTCAGATGGATAAATTGTTGATAAGGAGTAGGCAAATTAACTTCATCACTCATAATGTCTCCTATTAGGTTGTCTCTTATGTATGCTTCTCGGTAAGAACCTTCCAAGAGATTGGAAACAGAGGTTCAATTATTTCACCGATTGCTTTTGCGTATTGTTGTACTTCCCATTGTGCATGGACATCTATTCTTTGATGATAAACTCTGGAAAATCCGTAAAGCGAACCAGTCCACCACCACTCAGTATATGTTCCTTGTGGTAGAACTGAACGAGCTTGTTCTGGCGCTATTCCAAGTTGTAGTAAATTCTTATATGCAGAAATTGATTTCTCTGCTGCTGAATGAAATACATCATTTGCAACTTTATCATAGATGCTAAATCCAGATGAACCTTGTTTTGCACCATCGGTTGGTGCATCGCGCCATTGTGGACTATAAATTTCGGCATCAAATGTAACATATCTACGAGAGATTTCATTTTCTGTGAATCCAACTTTGTGTTTAAACAGTTGGGTCCTCACAAAGATTGGAGCTTTAATTCTCAAAGAAATAACAGGATGTGCAAATGGAGTCCAATGCTTATGTTTTGCAAGATATCCAATAAGTTTCTTATCTTTTTCACACATGGTTTTAATAGGAACATGAGAGTCTGCATAATCCCACGAAGATTCTTTATTGAAAGAAACTCTGGCAGCGTTAACGACCGTCAAATCTGTGCCCATATGTTCAATATATGAGACAAATCCTTTATCTAAAACATCAATTTTCTCTTTCATACTTTTTTCCAATGATTAAATAGTAATTTTGCCTTTGGCCCACTAAAAGTATTATCGGCAATCATTTGTAATACTTCTTTCCTCTTATGTTTCTTTACCATATCATTCACATCCTTTTCGTACCAAAAATTTGGATAGATGCAGACTTTAATATTCAAGTCAATTAATTGCTCCAGTATAGAAACAACTTGTCTATTCCTTGGTTCGTTATCAATCACATAAACTGCATTTGGATAAAGATTAACCATATCTAGAAACTTTCCAGTTCCAAGACAAGCAATGGCATTTGGAATGAACATGCTATCAATTGGCCCCTCCACAATAGTGATTGGTTTTGTTTTGTCAATATTGTGAATACCATAGATTAATTTTTCATCATTCTTCTTTATGGTAATATACTTTGGTATCTTATTGTTCTGTCCAATTTGACGACCTTGAGCACCAACAATTTTACCAGATTCATCTCGAATAAGAATCAATAATCTTTCTTCTTCTGAAAGAGAATATGAAGGATTAAATTGTTTTGCAAACTTTCCAAAGTTTTCTGTATAACCAAACTCTTCCCATTTATTCTCAGGAATAAGTCTTCTCTTCAGAAAAGAGACACATCTATGTTTTTCTGGTAGTTCTGATATCTTAGTGTATTCGATGGTGTCAAACTTTATCTCCATGTCTGTAAATGGATACAGTTCTTCTGTGGTTAGTTTCTTGTAGTTTGAATTTCCATCCTCACCGACAGTATATCTCTCCAATGCATATTGTTTACATAAAGTAGGAACTACTCGGTCTAGCATGTTATAAATGTTATGACCTATGTTACAGTTATGGCAACGATAAAAGAAATCGTTTCCCTTTTTATAGAAGTAACCTCTAGCCTTTACTTTACTTCTATCCGAATCACCACATAATGGACATCTGCAATTTGCAAGATTTTCTCTCGTCCACTTGAATCTTTGTAGTGAAGAAGACATTAGATTGATATATTTTTTGTCGATGTATGATGACATTAGACTTTCCAATTACTGAAATCTTTTTTCTTTTTCATTGAACCAAATCCTTCATCTTCTGTTTTTGATTTTGGCTCAAAGAATTCTTGAATCTTCTTTTCCTGACCAGAATTGATTAGTGCTTGTTCTTCTTTCTTCACATCAAACAATTTCATTCTTCCTCGGTCTATACCGACGATGAACTTTCTGTTCTTTGCTTTGTCATTATACCGATTCTTAAGTTGTTTTACAAGTACCTGATTAAGTTCATCCAATTCTTCTGTAGCAATTAGCGCAAACATGAAATCACAAGTGGCAGGCAATCCAAACGATTCTGAAGTGTTCTCAAGATCGACATCCGTATTTCCGTACCCTGCTCTGTTGGTTTGAGTAGCAGTGAATATTGGCACATTATATTCAATAGCCAATCCTCGCATCTCTTCTGCAATTGCTTTGACATACTCATATGAATTTTCCTTACCCTTCTTAATACGAGACGATGAACAAATATTTAGATAGTCAACAAAAATAATATCTGGTTTAAACTTTTTCTTCAGTTTAAGTTCATCCAATAGAAATCTAAAATGATTTACATTTGGAGTACCTGTTGGATACTCTTTGATAATTAGTTTACCAGTCGTAGTTGCAGAGAAATCTTTGATTTTCTTTTCATAAATTGTTCTAGACATATTTCGTAAATCATCTAGATTTATGTCCAGAAGATTTGCGTCAATTCTTTCTGCAATCTTCTCTTCTGCCATTTCACATGTGATGTAGAGAACATTCATGTTTGTCCGCAAACAATGACTGGCATGGTGACAAAGAAACAAAGATTTACCAACACCAGTTCCTGCCATAACCACATTCAAGGTCTTTGGTGTGATACCATCCTTGGTGATTGCATTGAAGTATTCCAAATCAAATGGAATCTTCTTTTCCAGAAGGTGATAAAAATCATATCGCTTTGAATAATCTTCAATGTAGTCGTGTCCTACATTTGGATCAAAAGAAACAGCAAGTGCCTTACTGAGAATATCAGGAATAGCACCCTTGGTATTCATGGATTTGCCATCAATGATGTTGATGGATTCCATTATGGCATTATATACTGCTTTTTCTCTACAAAAAGTTTCGGTTTCTGAAACTAGCCAATCGACATCAATTGCATCTGTATTTTTACATACGACATCAAGCGTTGATAGAATTTCTTTATTCTCTGCATCAGATAGGCCTTTATTTTTATCAAGAATAATAATAAGTGCTTCCTTTGTAGGAAGATTGCCATACTTATTTATATACTCTTGAACATTCTCAAAAATTAACCTATCAGCCTTATTAACAAAGTATTCCCGTTGAAGGAACGGGAGTACTTTTCGTGAATAAGAATCATTCTTGATTAGATTGTTCAGAATTAATTCTTCAATTATAATAGAGCACCAACCTGTCTATGTGTAATATTTCGAATAGTAAGCTCAAGAACTGTTTGGGCATCCTGTGGAGAATTACCCTCAGTTAATTTCTTGAACTCTTCATCGGTGACTGCACATATTGAACAATCACCAAGTTTATACCAATGACCATCTCTAGTAATTACGACTAAGTTTGTTTTTACATTCATTCAGTATCCTCTGAGGAGTCTGAACCATATTTGAATTCCTTAGAAGCTGCTTCATTGATTTTCTTCATCAGTATATCGGTGAAATACTTCTCTGGTGCTTCATAGACATTCTTCTCGAATACCTTTGTGCCATCAGGGAATTCAATACGAGTTCCAGACTTGCTCAGTATACCATGCTTTAGTGCTAAGTCAATAAGGCCGTAGTAAGGATCTAGTCCAGTTTCATAATTAAGACGAACATCGACCATTTGATTTTCTTTTGCAAATCTTCCCTTGTGAAGTTTGCAGTGAATAATGTTACCAATCACTTCACCAGATGAATCTTTATCCTTCTTCTTTGAAAGGTAAACAATGACTGATGCGGCATACTTAAGACCAGCTCCACCACCCATTTCTTTTGTCGGAACATACGAACCAACAACATCATATGTATGATTGGTCAGTATCATTGGAATCTTTGCGAATCCAAGTTTTACAGTAAGGACACGGAAGGTAGCTTTAATCACTTGGGCGCGAGTCATATCTCGTACCTCTTTACCTTCGGCAGTGTCATTCATTTCCTTTGAAGTAGACAACATACCAAGGGAATCCAGAACTATAAGCATCTTCTTCTGCTTCTCCTTTGGAAGCTCGAGATACTTATCAACAATTGTAATTGCTTGCTTTCTGAATTCCTCTACAGTACCAACTGGAAACACAGCGACTCGACCTGGGTCGATTCCCCGCGATTTGAACATATCAGATGTTACTGCTTGCTCAGAGTCAAAGTAAAGAACAAATGCCTCTGGATTATCATTTAGATATTTTGCAATAATACCCATAGTGATGTATGTTTTACCAGTTGCTTGTTCACCAGCAAGTGCCACAATCTTGTTGTCGGGAATACCACCATAGATGTCTCCACAAAGAAGACCATTTAGAATATAACATCCAGTATCCATATACTTTTCTACATCGCTGCCTGGAAGACCATTGGAAACGAGAGATGCATACTTATTACCAGATTCCTTAATCAAATCTTTTAGAACATCAGACATATTATCTCCTTAAATAAATAAACTTTCTAGTGTTGTTTTCTCTTCTACGCTCCACCCAATTGTATTGATGATTGCTGAAAGTGGATCTAGAAATGATTTTTGAAAATGTGCATTATAATCAATATAACCATCTAGTTTGAATTCTTTTGGCAATGAAACAGGAAATGCCACAACCTGATCGACTCCTTTAGAACCACCGAGTGGATTTGGCCTTTTCAAGTGCAAGAACTTAATCTTCTCACCCTCACCAATCAATCTGTACTTCTTATCTAGTTTCATGCCTCTTATGTGGTGATTGTAAATCAAAGAACCTTTTACTGCAATTGGTGTTGACTTCTGATATATTTGATATGGATCAGCATAGTCTTTCATTCCGTTTGCAGTTCGTGGAAATGCGATTTCCTCTGGACTGAGATTCATAAACTTACTCTTGAAATTAAAAATAAATGTGCGAAGAGAAAGCTCATCCTTATTCAGAATGATATCAATTGCATTCTTTAGTTCTTTACGGACAATCTCTGGAGTAGAACTTCTAGTCGTTTCAATACCCATTATCTTTAGTTTGGGACTTGCATAACGAACACCCTCGGAGTCATACACATTGAGCATATAACGCTTCTTAGCAGTCCAGATACCCTTGTTTGCAATTACTTCTCGACCCATGAACATCTTATTCTCATAAGCGTTCATAATATTCTTAAGTTCCTCGAACTTCTTTTGTACGAGTGGAAGTATTGCCTCTTCTGAGGATTTATCAAGAAAATTAACAGCCTTGGTGACATCGTTACTTGGAATAAACTTATTCACAAGAGGACCCATATTGAGATAAACAGAATCGGTATCAGATGCAATTACATAATCAATATTCTCCGTTCCAATTATCTTGTTAATGTATTTGTTAAGTTCATTTCCAATCCACTGAATTGCCAACTGACCAGATAGAGTAATTGCCTCTGCTAGTTCTGTGGAATAATAACGGAACCATTCGTTTCCGATGGCTCCGTATGCTGAATTCAACTGAATCTTTCTTACGAGTTGAAAGTTATTATACTTGGAAATATCATATTCCAAGTTCTTTTTGAGAGACAATAGTTCATTGTCTGTTAGTTTGGTCAAGTCCATAAATGTAGTATATCACAAATGAAAATTATGTGTAGCATAATCTTGAGAATCGTAAAGTTCTATAATTCTTTCTATAGAAATTGGTTTGTAATTAAGACCTGGCGAATCAATTCCAACATCAATTCTTATATTACCTTCAGAATATGGTGATGATATAAAACCAAGTTTTCCATGACAATGACCATGAAGATGTATTGGAGTTTTCTTATTCCATGTATGAAGTGGATAATGTGATAGGCACAATTTATAACCCTTATAATCTAGCTCAAGATATTGATTGATGCTTGAGAACTTTGTTTTCTTGAGATTTTCAGATTTGATAGAAGGATCGTGATTTCCAAGTATCAAATGAATATTCTTACACTTTATTTGGTCGAATATTTCATTTATCTTTCTTGTCCAATGTGAACCTCTATCCATGCAATAATCACCAAGATGGTACAAGGTATCCTTCTTGTCAACACACGAATTTATATTATCAATCAGTGCTTTATTCATTTCTTGCACGGATTGATATACAGTGTGTCGTGTAGTGTATTTAAGAATATTGATGTGATTGAAGTGAGTGTCGCTGGTGAAATATATCATCAGTCCACCAAGAATTGTTTACCAATGCCATCTCTTGCGTCTTCGATTATCTTACGAGAAGCTTCGGAATATCCGAGTTTATACTCGTCCCAATATGGATTATTGTTTTCCAATAGACCAACTTCAAGTAAACTCAAATTTGGTTTACCCTGTTGTCTATCGGTATAACCATCACGATAACCTTTACCTGGCGTATAATTTGTCATTGTTTATCCAATCTGTACATTACAAATTTAACATCTTGAGAATTAGATTCATCCAATCGAACCCAATATCCATCTCGTATCAAATCTCTCATTGCATTGACTTGATATTCTTTAAAGTATTTAGTTTCCTCTTTGTTATTTGTAACGATGTCTAAGACTTTATATTCTATATCAAGCAACCACGCAGCGCAATGGATACTTTCAGAATATTGATGAATAGCATCTTCTGTTATTTCTTTAAGATGCTTTAGACGAAATGTATTTGACATATAAAGCCACCTGTGGGATTCGAACCCACGACCTATGCTTTACAAAAGCATGGCTCTGCCGCTGAGCTAAGGTGGCTAGAGATTTACTCTAAACCCAACACTTTATTTAGTTTATTAGACTTGACTTTATTTCCTTCATTATATTGAATAGAAATTTGCGTTGAGGAAACTTTTGATGCCTTTACTTTAGTTGCTTCCTTAACAGGAATAATCAATCGACCGCTACCTAATTCATCCTTTGTTTGTGGAGTAAACCCTACAATTTCATAAATTTTATTCTTAACCTTTTTGTCTCCACCATGAACATCACAACACATATCAAAACATTCATCAATATTTTTAATGATTGAAATTCTTGCTTGAATAAGTTCACTTTCAGTTGTTAGACTGAAGTCTGGAACATTGATATAAATCTTTTGACGCTTACCCATTTTATTATGCTGACGACACCATCTAATATAAGAACGATCTGGTGAGTCTTTGCCAAGAAGCCAATCATCCTTATCAATTTTTCCAGTTGACAACTTATTTGCAAGTGGATGATTATTCTTCTCTAGTCTCTCTTTATATTCTTCATTGGTAAAAATATCAATCTCTCTACGATCAGTAGCAGCTATTGCTTTCCTAATAATATTAGAAACAGTCTTTGTGTGCTTGGTATAAAGCAAGTCCTTTGTCACATAGTCTCTAATTTTATCTAAATTTAGACTACCATCTGAATTATCAAAATCACCGTTTGAAATGATTTTTGCAACCACCTTTGCGACATCATTTGCAGTTGCCTTTTTGCTAGGAGAATGCTCAATATTTGGCTTAATTCCAGCAGTCAGACTGACCGATTGTTTTGAATAATTCTTTGTTTTCTTGACTACAATAACTCCGAATGGGAACTTCACAAATCCTAATTGCTTTAGTGCAGCAATTCGATGATGACCTCCACTCAATTCCCACTTATAAAATTGACACTTTTCGTTGGTTTTTTCTTCTGTGGAATCAATTTCCTTTACCAACATCATGGGTGCATCCATTCTCCATCCACGATTCTCAAAATCATCCTTCAATGAAGAAATATGATTATGGTCAGAAGGACCTTCACGAACTTCATTTGTATCAAGTTGCTTAATGAAGATATCACTAAATTGTATCTCTTCGATACCAGACCATGATACACCTTCTGGCAAAGGACTTTCATGCCTATAATCTTTAAAGGTATCAACATTAACAGACAAAACATCAATATATTTCATAACAAACTCCATAAATAATCCTTTACTACTAACTAGCTACACTGCTAATTCAATAGTGTCCTCTGTGGGACGGATTAAACTCTCCGAACTGGACTCGAACCAGTGACATGCGAGTTAACAGCTCGCAGCTCTACCAACTGAGCTATCAGAGAATCAACAAAAATACTGCTTTCTCAATCTTGTAGTTATAAGCAATCTTGCAGGAATGTATAGACTACAGATAAAGATAAAGTTTTCTTCCATAATACCAAAGGTGGGACTCGAACCCACACGCCAAAGGCAATTGATTTTGAATCAATCGTGTATGCCATTTCACCACTTTGGTATAATAGGGATGGTGGGACTCGAACCCACACTGGAACGATTTTAAGTCGTTTGTCTCGGCCATTGGACTACATCCCCAAAAAATTATCCCGCCTAGATTTGAACTAGGAAAAAGAGAACCAAAATCTCCTGTGATACCGTTTCACCACGGGATATTATACACAATAAAATATAGGTGTCAATAGATTAGAAATTATTATTCAAATCTTGCACCAAGAGCCATACGAGTGCCAGTTGCACTTACTCCACCAAATGTAGTTCTCATTCTATCCATAGGAGTTTGATTTCTAAATGGTGAGTTTGCAGCGAGTCCAACATTTCCATATCTTCGAGCAGTTCTAGATAAATCGGCAGCACTTTTACCTTGCAAATCACTGGATACAATTCCTGATTGTTTTACAGCAACTTTTTCACGCGGAGTCATACCTCCACGATTGGGGTTGTTGATAAAACTGGCAGCTGTATCAAATGCCGTTTCTCTAGCACCAGAATAATTTGTAGGAGATATTGCACCAACAATTCCCCTATTTTTGATATTAGTTCTGATGGCCTGAATTCCGCGAGTCGCGGCATTTCCAATTCCACCTTGTTTATACCCAGAAGATATTGCACCCAATACGCTAACTTCGTTTAAAAATTCTTTGAATGTTTTCATATATTTATGTATGAACTTTAATTTTTGAACAATAGTCATACATCACAATTCCTGATGCAGTACCCACATTCAAACTTCTAACGCTTCCATACTGCTTAATATACAGCAAATCATCACACATGTCAAGTACTTCTTCAGGAAGTCCCACTTGTTCTTGTCCAAATGCAATTACATAATGAGTATTAACATCCCATTCGTATTCGTCAATTGGTTTGGCAGTAGAAATATTATCTATGCCAACAATCTTGAGTCTACCTTCGCATCCAATGTCGAGACCAATCAAATAATTCTTTAGTTCTTCAGTTGTTTTGCAGTGCTGAAAACGAGTATAATTCTGAGTGCCTACAGCACCTCTACGGTCATATTGCTTTGAACCGTAGATGATTACCTTTGAAGCCAAGAACGCATTCGCATTACGAATAACTGTAGAGATATTGAAATCGTTATATAGATTACTACAGAGAATCGAATAATTTTTCCTTTTAGAGTCGAGGTCGGCAAGGATTGCTTCGTGCTTCCAGTAGTGGTAGTGGTCAATGACATTTCTTGTCTCCATGCACATAGTATAC